CAATCTCGTCATCTGCTATCTTTCTGTACTTTTCTCTTGCTATAAACCAAGAAGCCACAGCACCTACCGCAACTCCTAATGAAAATATCAATACTTTATTGTTCATATGTGTTCCTCCTACATGAAAACAACCCTCAGCGTCCTATAAACAACTGAGGGTAATCAAATATATCTCTGTACCAATCACCTGACCCGTAAGAGTCAAAACCTCTTCATGCACATACGTAATCTGTAATAGGTCCGTCTACATTGAAGTCTAGCACTACCGCCTTCTCGTACCCATTGACAAACCTACGTGTAGCTGAATTATTGACATCAAATATGCCAAAATCTACGAAATTATCACCATTTGGATTCTTTTCATCATATATCCAACCGACCTCATGGCCAATCTTTGTCTGCTGAAATCCCAGCATTTTAAATACATCGTTTAGATATAGATAACCCTGATCTTTGAGTTTATCATTAGCCCAGTTCTGTTGCTGTCTGAGAAACCATAACGTCTGCTCTGGATCATCATCCCATCCGGTATTCCCGCATTCGTATATCCTTGCATATGGCGATAATGTGTTTGGATCAATGACATCATATTCCTCCGTAACCACTGTCTGAGTACCATCTTCATTCTGCACCACAGTCTCCATGGTATTGTGCTGGATATTGTATCTGAGTTCCTGATCCACTTCTTTTCCGAACTTCTCAACAACTCTGTTTCTATACTCTTTGAATGACTTATTTACAGTCATATAAGCAGTAGCAAGAGCTGCATTTCTCTGTCTGAGAATCCTGTTAGATGTAACTATGCTGCCTATTGATAATGCACCAAGCAATATGGATGGCCCATAGAGCTTCGTAAGCTCCCAACCAGTCTGTAAATATACAGTCGTAAGACTTTTCTTACAGTCTTTCATTGTACATTCCGGCTCTTCGCCACTTTTTATTGTTATTGCTTTAATATCTTCATGAACAGAATCTAGCTTCTTATGAGATTCCTCCATAACATCGTCAAGTTTTCTTGTAGCCATGCATGCCCATATTGCACTGCCTACCGTGCCCACTACTCCAACGATCATGCATATCTCTGGGCTATGCTGCCTGGTCTTAAATATAGCTTTATTGGCTGCTACTGCCATCTTTGAGAAAAATTTACTCTTCATTTATATCGTCCTCCTTTAATGCATTTTCACAAAACATATAACCGTGTCTCGGTGCGATAACGGCGTCATCGTGTGCTTTCTTACCCTTTTCACGAGGAAAAAGTTCCTTGTCAGCTGCAATCTCACCACCGAGAGCCGCATAACCACAAATATCAATATAGTTATCATCCTTGTATACACCACTGGCATTTCTGGCTACCTTCATAAGAATCATCATATTTGCAACGTCTGTGCTGTCGATTGGAGTATTAAGATATGTGCCCCAAAATGCAGCTATGCTTGCAAAGTTATCCTCTGCATTGCCATACGTACCCTGTCGTTCACCATTTATAATGGTTTTTGCCTTATCTAAAATATCATTCTTATCCATGCTTTACCTCCTGAGTGCCTTTGCTCTAGGCAACTTTATGTAATATCCGTCTCTTATGCGGACCACCTCTGCGTCTCTGAGGCTTGTCCATCCATAATCGTTGTATGTATAATCGCACGTAACACCTGCCAGATCATACATATCACCTATCGATACCTGATGATACTCGTCCAGAATATCTTCCATATGCGCCAGTACATCTTCTGCTGATCCACGATGCTCAAATATCAAGTCGTCGTAGTCACTGTCAGATCTACTATCCACATATCTTCGTTCTCTTGACGAATCACTATATGACCTGTATGACACATAATCCGATCGCAAACTACCCGATTTCTTTGTATGTCCGGTCTCGCCATACAGAATCATGTCAATACCATTGGTAACAATATCCGATATAGCTTTCTTAAATGCCGGGATAAGAACCTCAAAAACAACATACGACTTTACATGCTTCACGTCATCACTAATGATTGCGTCCGTGAGTTTTCGACCCTTGTTCTCTTTTCGTACGACCTTTCCAGAAACAACTTTCTGTACTTCTTTCTTATTCGGTTCTTCAGCTTTTTTCTCTGCCTCGATTCTAGCTCTATGGGAATTACTTGGTAATTTAACTTCAGCCATAGTCTCCTCCTAACTAACCTTTAACAGCTTACCTGGCAATGTTATCTTTGTATTTGCTGTTCGGTTATTATATTTTTTAAACTGGTAACTAAGATTACTCTTAGCTTTTGCCTCTGATGGAGCCTCAGTCTGCCCTGTCCAGTTGTTGACTATGCACCTATCAAACTCCATCACTGGACCTCTGTATAAATATCTTGCCATAGGCATGCTCTCCTTTATAACAACGCGGTACGTGCTATACCGGGTGAACTGTTTGCCGCTATCGATGATGATATGGACTGATATATTTTGGATATGTTACTCAAATCTGTGTTGTACTTCTCCAAAATATCATCCAGATCATTGTTGAACTTAGTCAGCACAGCCTCTTTGGCTTCCTTGCGTATTTCATTGGAAAGTCTATCCCGGTCTATCTTTGCTACCTCTGTGGCGACTCTTGTCTTTACAGCAGCACTTACATCTGAATATGACTTGTACACCTCATCAGATACCTGTTTGCTGATGTCAGCCTTTATCACACCTATTGCTTCTTTTGTTGCTGACGTTACAGCCTTGGTTGCAGCTTTATCAGCAGCCTTAGCAACCGCCTTATTTATAACAGTTTCAGACAACTCTATCTCAGATGAATCAATTACCTGATCAACAGTCCTATCCAGCTTTCTTGCAAGTTTTCTCATCTTCAGCGTAGAACCAATAGCAAAGCCTGTGCCAATAAGTCCTACTACCACACCCATCAAACTTCCCACATTTATTTCTATCTTCATGATGTTTCCTCCTAAAAAATATGCAAAATAAAAAGGAGAACACCTTGTAATAAGGCATCCTCCTTGCTTTGACTATGTCGTAAATAACTCTACTTAGCCTTCTTCATGTCAACAACTGTATCTTCGTCCTCGTCGATTTCATCTTCTGGCTCAGGCAGTTTCTCAACCTTGTAACCCTTCTTCTCCAGATTCTCGATCCTCTTCTGAAGTATCTTATCTTTCTTAGATATAGCAAATGCGACTAATCCGCCGACTGCTGCTATTCCAAGTCCAATAATGATTCCTCCAGCTGTAGATCCGCCTTCTGTTGAATCAGTGTTATCATAGTTTGACTCGCTAACCTCGTTTACCTCATTCTCCATCTCTGTGTTCATGATTTCTTCGTTGTTCTCCATAGTTTTATCCTCCTAAAATATAATTTATTTGACTTATAGTCTCATAATATGACTTGTAATTTTCGCGAATTTGCATCAGTGATACATAGAATATTCGTACCTCGGGGCTACACGATAGCCTATTCCAAGACACGGACGACCGTCCTTTGCAATATCACCAGTGATATCCAGCTGAATGAGCCCGTCTCTACTTACATTCCAGCCAATCTCATCGCCAATTGATGTCCTTTCCAGCCCAATCTTATCGTAGAAGTCGTTCAAAGATACATAGTCACAACTATTCAGTATCTCGTTCAGGTCATTTACCGCTGCGCGAAGTGTTTCTCTGTCAGATTTGAAATATCTTTGAGATATATAATCCAGACAAAGCTGCTCTCCGTCCCCCGCTACGATAACCTGTGTATTTGGCGCTGGTGCTTTCTCGATTTTATCTTTAACAACTGCCTTTGCTATCTCTTTTTCTTTTTCCTCGCCAATAGTCTCGATCACCTTGTTCTTATACTCATGTAATGCTGCTTCAGACATAGAGTATGCTGTAGCTATAGCTGCATTCCGCTTAGCATTCACATTGTTGGCACATATAATGCATACCACTGATGTGGTGAACGATATAGCTGTTGGAATGTAGCACTTCCACGTTGCCTGTACGATTTCTTTCTTTGTGAGCTCCACTTCAACAGGGATATCTTCGACCTCTTCCTCCATGAGCTCGTTTATCTTAGCCTCTTTTACCTCTTCAACTTTCTTATTTGCAGCTATTGTGCCTTTGATGGCAAATATAACTGCACCTGCTGCTGATGTAATACCCAAACCTACCAGTATTGCAGGGCTATTTTTCCCGGCTTTATTGGCAATTTTATTCATAGTTCTTGTGAATTTATTCATCGCAATTCTCCTTCTCGATCTTATTCATGGCTTCGTTTACCTTAGCCTCAACCATCTCTTCAGTCTGTTTCTCCTGCACATGATCTGACAACATAGATATACCAAAACTCAGCACTGGTACGACCATTCCTAATATTTTTAACCACTTATTATTCTTCATTCCATTTACCTCCTTGCGTCTCTCGAAAAAGATTCTATTGTGTAATCGCCTGATACCGAAACATATGACGCGTCTCGCCATTCGTCCAGAGCATCTTCATCTGGCCCATACATATAATCCACCTCATATATTGGTTCGCCATTCATTATCTCCTTTGTTTTTCTATGATGAATGTCGATCCAATACATACCACTATCAATACTCCAACCAATGTCATCACCATTTGAAATTGGTGAAAGGCCTACAAACTCTAACCATTCGTTAAAAGTTACGTATCCACGCATTACATAATTACGATTGATGTGGTACTCAGCATCCATGAGTTCCCGCTCGTACATATCAAAATGCTGATTGGAAATAGGTTCATAGAAATGGAATATCTTATCTGGAGTCGTAGCGCCTATCTGATGATAATTGCAATACTCCCTGACGACGTCGCCCATTATCTCCTTATCAACTTCTTCACCATATCTCTTTACAACTTCTCCGCGATACTGCTCTAAAGTTTCCCTTACCATTGTATATGCTGCCATAAGCTGTGCCTGTCTCTGATGATTAATGACATTTGAACCAATGATACAAGCAATAGTTGACACTGCGATAACACCTGTTGGAACATAAACCGGTGTTGCAATAACTATTTTTTCCTTAGTTGTGAGTGGCTCGCCTTTCCGAAGTTCTTCTTTCTTCAGTTTTCTCATAGCTTTGGGTGTTTCTTTTGCTGCAAATATACCCGTCGCAATAACTCCAACCG